GGGTCCGAAGGAGAGATCGGTTATTGCGAAATACTGTATTCAGGATTGTAACCTGGTGCATCATCTTATGAACAAAATCGATATTATAACCGGCTATGTCGAGATGGCGAAGATTTGCAGCGTTCCGATTAGTTTTCTGGTGATGCGCGGTCAAGGAATAAAGTTGACAAGTTATGTCGCGATGAAATGTCGTGAAAAGGATACGTTGATGCCGGTGATCGATAAAGATACAAGTGAATCCGGATATGAAGGCGCGATTGTTCTTCCGCCGAAATGTGGATTGTACTTGGATAATCCGGTTGCATGTAATGATTATTCGTCGCTATATCCTTCGTCGATGATCAGCGAGAATTTGTCTCATGATAGTAAAGTATGGACGAAGGAATATGATTTGAATGGCGAGCTGATGCGCGAGACAGGTGAATCAGCGTATGATAATCTTCCTGGATATAAATACGTGGACATTACATATGATATGTATAAATGGACAAGACCGAAGTCAGAGACGAAGATGGCCGCGGCGGCAGTAAAAGTGAAATGCGGAACAAAGGTTTGTCGTTTTGCGCAATTTCCGAATGGGGAGAAGGGGATTATGCCGTCCATTTTGGAAGAGTTACTCCTTGCGAGAAAGACGACAAGAAAGCTAGCAGAAAAGCAAACAGACGCATTTATGTCAAATATTCTAGATAAACGACAGTTAGGTTATAAGGTAACGGCGAATTCATTATATGGTCAGTGTGGTGCAAAAACGAGTACGTTTTACGAGGTGGACGTAGCGGCATCAACAACGGCAACCGGGCGTAAACTCTTGACTTATGCTCGTCGTGTAGTGGAAGAAGCGTACGGAGATGTCATGCTTACGACAAGTCACGCGACGTATCCTTTGGTGCATTCCCGCGCAGAATATATTTACGGTGATACGGATAGTGTATTCTTTACATTTAACTTGGAGACACCGGAAGGAGTTCCGATTCGAGGAAAGGACGCGATCGAGATAACGATTGAGTTGGCGAAACAGGTGGGCGATTATGCGTCGAGATTCTTAAAAGGTCCGCATGGGTGGGTTTACGAAAAAACGATTTGCCCATTTGCATTACTAAGGAAGAAGGGGTATGTTGGAGTGTATTATGAACAGAATCCGAATAAGGGAAAATTGAAGAGTATGGGTATTGTGTTGAAACGCAGAGACAACGCTCCGATCGTGAAAGAGATCTATGGTGGGATTATCGATATTCTAATGAAGGAGCAGAATATAGATAGAGCGATTCAGTTTTTGCGGGATAAGTTGCAGTTTATGATAGACCAGAAATGTCCGATTGAAAAGTTGATAATTACGAAATCGTTGCGTTCAGATTATAAGAATCCCGCGCAAATTGCGCATAAGGTATTGGCGGATAGAATGGGTGTAAGAGATCCTGGAAATAAGCCGAATACAGGAGATCGTATGCCATATGCGTACATACATAATAGTGCGAAGGGAGCACTTCAAGGAGATAAGATAGAACACCCGGAATATATACAAAAACATAAATTACAATTGGATTACTCGTTCTATATTACAAATCAAATCATGAAGCCGGTGCAGCAATTGTTTGGATTGGTGTTGGAACAGTTGCCGGCATTTCAGAAGAAATATAAAGGATCGCGATTTACTGATATGCTGGAGACGATGACGAATAATATAGAAGATCCGATAAAAAAGGAAAAGAAGATAACAGATTTGAGATACAAAGAAGTAAAGGCGTTATTGTTTGATGAATTTCTGGTAAAGGCAGAAAATTTAAATAAAGGAAATAAGGCAATAACGGATTGGTTCAAACGGAAATAATGGAATAATATTCGAGTAGAGTAAGTGTATCCGAATATTATTTTTTATCGTAGATAATCGTACTAGATTATAGGAGAGCCCAAATGCCCATCGCTGCAAAGATAAGATTAAAGAATGCTTGGCGAATTCCGAATATTTGTCGCTCGACGACGACACCAAATCTAGCGGTGGATTCCGTAATAAATTCATGAAGATCATAATTCATACGACGAAACGCTTCTTGTAATGCTTGACCTGATCTGGAAGCTACAAACTCCGCGATTCTTCGAGAATTTTCATAATTATATGCATAATCGTCTGCGACGGTTTGACCATTTGCAAGGTTAATGCCTAAATTTCTAAATCTTGTTAATAACCAAGCAATATATGGTTCTCTTCCTGCGGGTTCAGGTACTTCGCGTAGTGGTGTGTTCGCCACGATAGCAGAAAACGATGCTCTAACATTCTCAAATGCATTAGTTATATGTCCTTGTATGGCCAAATATTCGCGAGTTTGTGTGAACCCTGTAAAAAATTGAGCGAGTCTGGATTGTTGTCGGGGAATGATTTCGTAGTCACCGGCCATCACACGAACTAATTCTGGAAAAGACAAACCGACATTTGGGTTCTCGGCACGAGTAAACGATCTAAAATTATCCGAAAGCTGCGCTACAGTAGTATTGAATGTTCCTATTGCTGGATCAGTATTAAAGGTATGATGAGCTTCTCGAGGAACAAGAGAACGTGCAGTAGTAAATGCAGCACTAAATCCATCAGCTAACCGTGGAAGTAATTCGTCGTGTACTGCCCGATTAAATAATTCATCTGGGTTTAATATTCGTTGTACGTTGTTCCAAATTCCTAAAAGTGCCCATAATACAACACATATTAAAATAATTATGCGAAGACCGCGACCACCAATATTCATCGGAAGACCTAACGCGATTCCTGCATTCATAAGAAATGCTATTATAATGTACCAAAATCCACCGGTTTGGTTATATTTCATAGTGTGGTTTTTTAAGCGGTTACCACCAGTTTTAACTACTCTCCGAGAGTGTGAAACTCTAGAAGTTTTAGACGAAGAAGATCTAGACGGTGACGATGATGTTTTTTTATGAGAATGTGATTCTGATACTTCTTTAAGAACCTGATTCGACATACCATGAAGCAGCGTACTTATGTCTTTTTCATTCTCGCTAAATCCCAATTCTGGAAACATCATATCGTATTCTTTTAAAGAATAATCCTTATTATTTGAACAATGAAGTACCACCGCAAAAAACAAATATGAAAACAGTTTTTTGTTTAAACCGCCTGTTAATTTATTAAATAAGGTATAAAATGCGTTAAATGTTTTAGTATCCTTCACAAGATCATAAAATTTAACTTTCGGATTTTTATGGCTTGAAACTTGAAGATAAGTCGCGAGTGTCATAACATCTAATGATAACGCGGAATCCACAGGATAAAACTTTTTAAACGGAATTGGGTTTTCTTTAGAATTTGCATGTGAATGATTGTTAGTGGGTGAATGAGGTTTCTTGCTCTTGCTCCTGCTGCTGCTGCTGCTTTTTGACTTGCTTCTTGAAGGAGAACTACCTCCGCCTCCACCACGTTTGTGGCTTAATTTAAACATATTTGTTCTAGAAGAACGATTACGTATTTTCATTAAATATATAAAATAACAAAATAGGTTATATATTTAAATGTTATTTTATTTTATTTTAAACATGCTATGGATCCATTTACATAGTCAATTGCCGAAATGGAGCACAAGCCCCGCCGCCACAATCGCCGCTTCCATCACCATCGCCACCGTTTCCAAGTCTTTTATGTCCATTTCCGCTGCCGTCGTCATCGTCCTTACGACTATTGTGTTTTTTAAATATTGTACCGACAGTTCCATGTTCTTTCCTCCTACGCCGAACTTCTCTACAATATTGTAAATATAAATATAACCAATAACCTGATATAACTGTACCGACTAAAGCATGACGAAGGCCGAACCCGTGTCGGTCTAATCTAGTTCTAAAACGCGTTGTTTCCATCTCGATGACTCCAGTAAAATCCTCTGTAAGTCGAGTGATTGCAATTCGAGAATTACGCAGAATAGTTTGGAGAACATCACTAGAAATTTGTTGTGCATTAACAGTATTATACAAAACATCGCCTAATTGATCATCAACGCCAGCAATATCAAAACCGAACATTCCAGATATTCTTCTAAAAACTGCCATAACTCCTGTAGATTGAGGAGCGGTTCGTGTTCGCGCAATAGAGGCGGTCGATCTTTGCGCGATCTCTGACGCAAACTGTTGAATATGACGAACAGTAACAGTATAATATTCTGAAGTCATGAATTCAGTCAAAGCTCTATTAATAACCGGAGCGATCTGATCGATTGCTCCTTCACGCAACCCGAAAAAACCAACAACTATACCAAGTATTTGACCAATAGATGGTTCAAATTGACGATTACCCATGAATCTTTCAACTTCGAGAGGAAGCGCATTAATTCTATTACCGATTCCACCTAGATGAGTTCTTACAAGCTGTTGATCTTGTGGAGACATCGAATTAACTAATGCGGCAGAAGTAGTACCCATTAAACCTGAATAACTTGTTGCGGCTTCATCAGCACCAAACAATCCATTTGGACTAAATATGTGACGGTAGTTATTCCATACACTAAAAGCTGAATATATAAAGTACATAAACATAATAGGTAATGTCACGCGAAGAAAACGACGACTACGGGTTGGCCCGAAACGAGCAAATATTGTGACTAACAAAGTAAGTAATAAATCGATCCAACCACCGGTTTGTCTATATTTTACTGACCGAACCCTCGATGCGCTTTTCCCCCCGAAAACATTCTTGCGTTTATTGACTGTACTATTTAATTTACCTGGTTTGTGTTTTTTAGTGGAGGACCTTCTTGATGATACACCATTATCTTGTTTATCTATCGGAGTTTCAACAACGCCGAACGATAGTTCTTCTAAAACGTACGATGAAAACTCCTTTGCATATTTTTGTAAATCACTATCATATTGAACAAACCCAAATTCTTTAAACGAAAAATCCATATTTTTAGAAGTGCATAAAATAATAGAAATAAATAGATATGAAAAAAGCTTTTGATTAATTCCATTAAAACTGTGATCAAGTGCCTTAAAAAACATTTTAAATGTTTTATTGTCTTTGATTTTATTATAAATATCATCTTTGGGATTATTAATCGCGTGTTTTTCTAAACTAAGTGCAAGAAGTGTAATATCTATTGCTAGTTTCGAATGTAACGGCATAAAGTCTAACAGGTTGATTGATTTGGGACCTTTTGCACTTTTATTTGAACGAGTGCTGCGCCGCGAACCTTTCGAGGCTCGCGTGCTACTTTTACTTTTAACACTTTTGTGTTTACTATCTTCTGAAATATTATCCATATCAAGTTTATACAATAATAATATATTTTATTATATTCAATCAACTTCCTCAATATCGTTATAATCAAGATCGTTATAGTTATTGTCGTTCTCGTTATTGTCGTTCTCGTTATTGTCGTTCTCGTTATTGTCGTTCTCGTTATAGTTATTGTCGTTCTCGTTATTTTCACTCATTCGGTTGAAGCGAGCGCGAGGCATCGATGGCAAATCATATGAAAATGTAATTTCATCATCATTTATATTTTCGATTACCGCATTAGTAAAATTGCTCGAATTATCGATAATTCTATTGTAAATATCATTAATATTATTATTATTAGTAAGTATTGATGTTATGGTTGCTAAATCTGGACGACGATTTGGAATATTTGTTGGATTTGCAGACGCGCGCGGTGAAGAATTAGATGGTGGAGTAACTTCGCGATAATCTCGAATATCATATCTGCACATAGGGCACGTAGAACTGGTTTGAAACCATCGTGCTAAACTAGACGGTTTAAAAATATGTGAGCAACCGCGAATTTGTGTTACTTCGCTTGTATCTGTAAACTCTTCGTGTGAAATCGCGCAAACCGTATTTCTTTGTGGCGGTGATATCCGTGAAAAAATAGTATTTACTGAACCGTTTCTAATTTGTTCACGAGTAGGTACATTTGTTTCGCGGTCATTAAACAAATTATTTACAACAGTATTTCCATCAAGACCGGCCGTTAAATCAAAAAAAAAGGCGTATGGCTGTCTTGGATTCGAATGATCCCTATTTAGATTTTGTCTTGTTCGTGGGGCGTTGTTGTTGGCGTTGTTGTTGGCGTTGTTGTTGGCGTTGTTGTTGGCGTTGTTGTTGGCGTTGTTTCGTCTATTTAACAAAATATTGTTATTGTTTTCATCTTCATTAGAAGCGCGTGTATTGGTTGCTCGATTCATAATATCAAGTAATGCTGTAGTAATACTTCTAGTTATAGATGGTAGTTCTTGCGCGGGCGGAGCCGGTGGAGCACGAGGTGCTTCCGGAATAGATGGACGCTCTTGTGTAGGTAGAGGTGTAGGTGGAGTGTGCATGGGTAATTCAGGCGATGGTAGATCATTTGAATTGTGACCTCGCAAAATATTATAACGGTTGTAGTAAAAATATTCTCTCGTTATACTACGGGTTATGTTACTTCGTAGGCCTTGCTCGATCCGTGAGAACATCGCATTACTATTTGCAACAAATTGACCGTATGTTTGTATAAATGATACATATTCTTCAGTATAATATTGTTCATCTTCGGCTGCATCATAAAATTGGTTAATATGAAATTGCGAATAATAACGCTCACTTCTTCTTCGACTAGCTCTAGTTTCTTCTCTTCTTGATGGATTGGGTTGAGCATTTTCGCTGTTTACACTATTTTGATGACTATCTTGTTCTGGTGGTACATTATTAAAATCATTAATATTATCGGTAGGATTACTCATTTTATCGATATAAGTATATAATTAATAGATATATACACATATGTTTTATATTGCTTTTTGAGACAGAATTTTATTGCATCTTGTTTAAAAAATCTAAAGGTAATTGTAAAATGGATTAAAAAAAGTATAATCCATACAGAAGCAAATATTTATAGATAGAGTAAGTGTATTCATCAATTTAGAGAGCGACGACGGTCGCGAAGTTGTCGTTCGCGACGGGCGCGGGCGCGGGCGCGGCTGTACTTACTGTTACTAGTATCATCTGCAATATTAATACAACATATCAATAATGCGAATATCGTAATGAATGCACCACTCATTACAATAACTTCTCCCATTAACACCATATTATAAATTCAGTTCGCAACAGTCGATGCATATAGTATTGCATAAAAATGTAATTTCAATTTTATCCAATAAACAAGTTAAATATAAAACGTGAATTAAGTAGTAGTATTGGATTTTTTATAATAATGTCTTCTTCGGAATCACAAGGTCATAACTATAAACCGGTGCAACAAGAATTACAGTTGTCTCGTTTTAACGAATTTGTCGGCATGGGACAAACCGGATTAATGAATTTAGGAAATACGTGTTTCGTGAATTCGTGTCTTCAGGCACTTTCACATACGTATGAGTTGAACCGATTTCTGCAAGATGGAACGTACAAAAAGAAATTAACTAAAAAACCGGATTCGGTATTGTTGAATGAGTGGGACAAATTGAGAACGTTAATGTGGAGTGAAAATTGCGTAGTATCACCTGGGGGGTTTATGAGTTCGATGAAACAGATTGCAAGACTAAAAAACCAGGAGCTTTTCACGCAAAATTCCCAAAATGATGTACAAGAGTTCTTGATGTTTATGTTGGACTCGTTTCATACAGCATTATCGAGAGAAGTAAATATGACTATTACTGGTAATATAAATAATGATAAGGATATCATAGGTAAGAAGTGTTATGAAATGATGAAAAATATGTTTACAAAGAATTATTCAGAGATGTTGAATATATTTTATGGGATTCAGATGTCGGTGATAACAAATATAGATTCGCCAGACGATTTTACATCAAATGACGTATTAAGTTTATCATCTGAACCATTTTCAATTATAAGTATGCCGATTCCACTTGTGCATGATAAAACGACCGGCAAAACACGGATACCATCATTATATGATTGTTTCAAGTATTATTGTCATGGTGAAAAAATGGAGGGGGCTAATGCATGGTTTAATGACAAAACTGGCCAGTATCAATCGGTGCAGAAGCGTATTTCGTATTGGAGTTTGCCGAATATAATGATTATAGATTTAAAACGTGTTCAGTACACGGAAACGGGTCCGATCAAGGTTTCGATTCCGGTAGAGCTTCCATTAGATAATTTGGTAATGAGTGAATTTGTAAATGGTTATAAGAAAGAAAGCTATGTATATGATCTATATGCTGTGTGTAATCATCATGGTAATAGTAGTGGGGGTGGGCATTATACTGCAACGATTCGAACCGCAGATAATTTATGGTTTAATTTTAACGACGAGAATGTAAAACCGGTTGCTATGAATGGAGATAAAATAACAAGTAATATGCCATATTGTTTATTTTATCGTAAACGGGTTTAACTAGTAGTAATATTTTGTTCCGTTGGGTAGTTTCGATATTAGAAAACAATAATATCGAAACTATATATAATAAATAATTAAGTAGTTTTAAATACTCGAAAGAATATGTCCGGATCGAATAATGTACAGAATAATATGGAGACAGCTACTCCTAAGATTAGTTTTAATGAAATAGGCGGAATTTTTGATTGGGTGGACGAAAAGGTTAATTTATTAAGTCCTCGTGTTGTGATTATAATAATTGTAGTGATTGCGATGTCCTATTTTATTGTCGCAGCTTTAGGAGGCGGATTAGGAGGTGATAGTGGTGGGGATAGTGCAAATCCAGTTACCGGAAACGCATCTATTATCGAGATCATGTTGTGGGCGATATTTATCGTTATTGTAATAATGAATGGTTTTCAATATTTCTTTAATACGAGTATTACGACAGAAGTTTCGAATTTGCTTTCATCAACTCCACAAATTACATTAACAAACGATGTTCCGGGTGAACCTACAGCTAGCGGTGATTTAGGAAGTGCTCCTGGATCAAAAATGAGAAAACAGGTTTTTCACATTCCGGCGAGTGTCTATGACTATGATAATGCAAAGGCGCTTTGCCAGGCGTACGGCGCGAACTTAGCAAATATTGATCAAATGGAGGACGCGCATAAATCTGGCGCCGAATGGTGTTCGTATGGTTGGTCAGATAATCAAATGATATTGTATCCTACACAAAAGTCTACGTGGGATTCACTTCAACAAAATCCCGAGAAAAAGAATAGTTGTGGTCGTCCAGGTATAAACGGCGGGTTTATGGATAATGCAAGTATGAAGGCCGGAGTCAATTGTTACGGTGAACGACCAGATATGAATGAATCGTCTTCCAAATTAATGGCGAATATTCAAAATTACGAGGCTGGAAAAATGATCGACCCGTTACATGATGCGCGTATAAATGAGATGCGTGGTAAAATAAATAATATTGTAGTCGCACCGTTCAATAAAAGTGCATGGAGTTTATTGTAAAACTATTTTTAGTAAAATTGATGTATCTATTGTATAAATGAATATAAATACAATAAATACAATATTAGTAAATTAACTGATATTTTATTATCGATAATAATCACATGGCAAATCCGCGAGTCGAACAAATGAAGAAAATCCAAGAGGAAGGAATAGAATTATTCACTAGAAAGAATGCAGATTATGGTGATGCATTTGCGAAATATGGGGTGATCGGGGTCTTGATGCGAATAGAAGATAAATTACAAAGGTCGGTTTCTATCACTAAAAATGGTGTTAATCTGGTAAATGATGAAAAAATACGTGACACATTATTGGATCTGCATAATTATGCAGCTATGGCGTTGATGCTTATCGACGAGTAAGTAATTGTGGAATTGTTGAGGCAATTTAAAAATTCTTGTTGTTGCGATGTCTTCGCGTTTTAGCCTTATTTTTATTAGATATTTTTGGGTGTCGACCTCTAGTTTTATGGTCATGTTTGATTCGTTCACTAGGAGTTACAAGTGCGAGTAATTTATCGAAAATATCTGTTGGTGCAAATTTTGTGGGGTGTTCATGTAAAGTGTCGTGGTCACTCTCGTGGTCACTCTCGTGGTCACTCTCGTCGTCACTCTTGTCGTGAGAGTTTGAATCGGCGTCATTTTCATTACTATTCTTAGGTTCATCATCACGTGGTTCGTATGCGTATTTTCGTGTAGAATATAATGGAGGCATCATAAAAAGTCCCGCTGGTACAGCTAAATCCCGAAATAAATCGCTAAATTTTTCAGGAATGAACTTTGCTGTGATATTATTGTCATTATTGTGATGATCACTACTACTTCCGCCGACCTTTGCAAATAATGGAACTTTGTTCTCAAATAATAAATTACTGATTTGATAACCACCACTCATCAGCTGGCCTTCTTTATTTTTATGAAATACTAAATCATGTTCGGGATTAAAATATTGCAAACGACTCATTTCTAATAGATTACAAATAATTATAATTGAACTACTTGAAATAACCATATATTATCATTTTGTAGATTTTACATGCATGAATGTATTTTAACTATCGGAATCGCTATTTTCTACGGTAGCACTTGGGATTCCTCCTTTTTGAGACGGTTTTTCATTATAGACACGTTTTATTTCTGTCGTTGTTTTTGTTTCACGTTTATTCTTAATATACGACATAATCGTTTCAACCTGAGTTTCATTTGTGATGATTTCCTTAAGGCATTTTTCGATGTATGTTAGTGTTAGTGGTGCAGTTTGTTTTGTAGTCACAAACCGTAATTTACCGTCACTAATATTAACTGTCGCCTTTAATAGGTTTCGCTCTTGAATGATTTCAACAATCTCCTCGTTGATGATTGATCGTTCTGTGCGAATATCCTTTATTTCTTCATTTGCCACTTTAATTTCGTCGTCTAATTCAACCCATTTTTGTATTTTCTTTTCGAGTGTAGGAGGAGTAGTATGCGATACAGATTCTACAGGCGCGGGCTTATTATTGTTACCAGTTGCGCTCATGATTATTATGGTTCTTGCGTATGATGTTGTTAATATGACTATTGATAATATAAATATGTAAAATATGTTTATATTCTCTTCTTAATAAAATATTTACTTGCGGCCACGATTGCTACGGCGAGAAAATCTATTGCTAAATGATTTGTATGACGCCTTACCTTTGCCGCTTCGAGACTGAAGTGCCTTTTGGCCAAGATACAATCCTAAAGGAACTAAAGCGGTTTCAACTGCCGTCATAACACCAGGCATCATACCGCCACGCTGCCTTCGCGAACTCTTGCTTCCACCACGACGAGAAGCGCGGCTACGAGATCTTGCGCCGCCAGAAAGCGCACTTCCGTGTAATCCCTTCTCTGCTTCATAAGCAGAAACCTCACCACCACCCTTTTGGCTATTTCCTAAATTTTGCAACAATCCCTCAGCGATGGTTTTTGCCTGCGCCATCGTTTCAGGGGAAATTACAAGTTTATTACCTTCTGTGGATAAACCATTAGTAATGGCTCCATTATTCGGATTACCTCCGGTCTGGAGAGGTAATTTAGAGTGTGCACTCGCATACTCTGCCTCACCTCCGCGTTGATTTTGCCTTTGACCGGACCTACCACTTCTCTTACCGCTCCTGCTGCTTCTGCTATTTCTTGCCATTATGTTTGTTATATTATATACAACGAAAATATCCTAAACTAAATTAAAATAATTTATGTAATATTAGTATAATACACAGTCAAATGATTTTTCCACAACGTATTCTTTCTCTTATGTTGGCAGCAATTCTGTTGCCTGAACTTTTTCCGATATCTGATTCTCAACATGGATTGATCCTCGTTAACGCACACTCAGTCGAATTAAATGCCACGTCTCATCATGAACACAAACTCCATGATATATTATACCATTATGAGCCTCACGCAAATGGAGAAGTTGAATGTAAGATGTGCACATATGTAGCAACAGAATTGAATACGACACTTTTTCATAATCCAAAGGTTTTAGGAATCATTACAAACGATATTGAAAAGATTTGTACATTTTTACCAACATCTGTACAAAATGAGTGCATGAATGCTGCAGTTAATATCGCGCCGATCGTATTAGCACAAATCGGCGAATTTATTGCAGATGAGGGCTGTGAAGAACTTGGTATATGTCCAGGCAGGCTTTGAATACTATTAACGAAATCAGTTGTGATCAAGATATTTAGTAAATAAATAACATAGGATAAACCTTAAGACACAAAATGTAAAAAGCGAAAGATTCGTAAATAAGCGTAATCGAGTAATCTAAATTATCTCAATTCATACTAATTGATACTTGATATAATTTCACTACATAAATGGACGTACACAAGGGAGACGAAACGTTTCAATTTGATAAACTTAAACTGACATCTCCGAATGGTATCGTTGGTGGTTCATATTTGACAAAATATTCATACAACGGTAATAAGGCGCCGTTATATATCCAAACGAATAAAACGCGATCGAAGCAGGGTATAGTTGTTGCAAATAAAAAGGCGTATATAGATATTTTAATAACAAATGATGACTCTGATTTTATTGATTGGATCGCCAATTTAGAAAAATATTCGATCGACTTATTATTTGAAAAAAGGAACTTATGGTTTACGGAGGAGCTGGATAAACATGATATAGAAAATTCATTTACCCCGCCGATTCGACCATTTAAGAGTGGTCAAAGTTATCTAGTTCGCGTTAATTTGGAGTTAAACAGAATATCTCCCCATAATCAAGCATTTTTATGCAAGGTGTTTGATGAAAACAGAAGAATCTCTCCGGTAGAATATGTAACATCAGACCATCAAATTATATCAATTATAGAATTTCAAGGAATAAAATTTACAAAACGTAATTTTCAAATAGAGTTGATACTTCGACAGGTGTTAGTGGTACCAGATTTGCCTTTATTTGAAACATGTATTATTTCACCGCCGAATGTTCCACAGAATAACAATTATAGTGCTCATCAGTCACAATATGAAAACAGCGAGGTCGTTAAATGCGAAACAAATAAACAAATGAGTAATAATGTAAACAATAATGTAAACAATAACAATAATGATAATGAAAATGGAGATAATTCTATTACATATGAGACTGCCGATCTAATAAAAAGAGCGGAATATTTAGGCGAAGATACGTTAAATATTGTATGTCGTGACGAACGAACTATTAGTGACGCTATTTTAAATTGTTCAGAACCAGCTGATCGTGACCTAGTTGGGTATGATAATGGTTCATTAAAACATTTTGAATTAACCGAAGTAGATATTGATTTTAATAACATACCGAATACAATCGATGTAGAACAGCCGACATTTAATTTAGATTCAAATAATAGTGATGATAATAAAACACCTGCGTTGACTACATCACAATCTAGCAATAGTAGTGGAGTTACACAAAACAAAAGAGAATCATCAAATGCGTGGAAAAATATGAACGAAACAAACAACAATTCAGTTACATTAAAAAAGCACAAAGATGTGTTATATGAAATGTATAAGACGGCAAAGCGAAAAGCACAAGATGCGAAAAAGATTGCAATTCGAGCATATTTAGAAGCAAAAGAGATTAAAGCTGCTTATATGTTAGATGATTTAGAAGATTCGGAATCCAATTCTGATTCTGATTCTGATTCTGATTTGGGTATGAAAATAGGAAGAGGATCAGGATCGAAGAGTAATTCAACTATTCATAAGAAAATATCTCAATAACAGCTTATCTATAAAATGCATCTATATTGCTATGATTTTAAATATATTATTTTATCATTTATTTTATATACAATTAAATTATAATATGAGTTTTTTGTCTGATTTAGAGAAAACACTTCG